GCGTATCATGAGCTCTTTTAATTGCATCGATTTGTTGCGGAGGAACAGGTCGTTCGCTTATTGGAGGTTGAGGGTGATAAGCTTTTTGTAAAGCAGCAGCTTCTTGAGGAGTAAAATAGGACAATTCATCCGCAGTTAAAGGTTCTCCTTTTTGAAATTTTTCTATCGATTTACCTTTAATTTTCTGAAGGTTTTCATTCTGCTCTTGCTGATCAAATTGAATCTTTTGCATCAATAATTTTTCACCCTCTTTTCCATAGGGAGCCATAGCAGAACGAATAGCTTCCCATCTCTTGGACAGAGGTGCATTTTCAAGAGATTTATCTTTCATGACACTTTCTAAACTTCTATTAGCAAAGTAGGTATTTAACCCAGAGCCAATGCCTTGACCGAGAGCCTCTGCTAATATACCTGTACCTGCATATCGTAAATCCGGTGCTCCTCGAACGAAATTAGCCATATTAGCCTCCTCCTCCCATCTTGGCTTTAATCAAAGCTGCTATTAACTGTGCTGCAAAACCTTGTTTTCCAGGATTTTCATAATGTGTATATGGCGATGTTAAACCCGTCTGTGCAAATTGTCCATATTGAGAGGTAGCCCCAGAAGCTGCCTGTTGTTGTAATTGAGAAAACAGTTGCGCTAAGGAAGATTGTAAACCGGAAGCAGCTCCCCCAACTGCCTGTCCGAAACCGCTAGAAGAGAGAGCCCCAGCACCAGCATATCTTTCCTCAATCATAGGCAGTAACTTTTCTTGAAACTCTTGTAAATAGGGCTGAGAAAAATTCTCATATGCTTGTGATCCGGGCTGAAGTATACCGGCATAATAATTTTGCGCATTATAAGCTGCACCGCCCGGTTGTGCCGATTGACTCATTAATCCTACACCATGCGATAAAGCTTGCATTTGCTCAGGAGTTAAATTTTGCAGCTGCTCAACACTTGGTGCTTCTCCAAATAAAAAACTATTAACTCCTTTTCTAAAATTTTTATTCGCACCATAGGCACCAGCAACTCCAAATAATCCTTTAGCTGCTGTACTTGAAAAAAAATCTTTTATACCTGAACTCGATCCTGCCATAATATACCTACTAGTTTTTTAAATATTGCATAACCCAAACACACCATGTCAGAGCGTTACCCGAATTATTTTGAATAATAATCGTATTTGTCGAGTTATTATATCGTATGTAAATAGAAGGATCATTTAGGAAGTAGGAAAGGCCGGAAGTATCTAGAGCCCCTCCGAAGCCTTGGACGGGATAGAGATAGCCCGTGATATTCATGGGTTGCGTTGATGACGATAAAACAAGATTTGTTGTACCTGTGGGGATATTACCACCATTGAGTATAACTAAATCAGCTGTAATACGATAACCATTCCTATTTTGCTGGGGATTAGCAACCTGATACCACTGTTCAAAGTTAGCATTTTCCTGAAGTAGAAAAAGGCCACTTTCCTTAGTATTAACGGCATTCGCTATACGACGAAGATATAAAAGAAGAATATTACCGAATTCCTTTTCATCTGGGTTGACATCGAGGGAGATAGGCAACTGATTAGTATCTAACGGTATATTACTTGAAAAAGTCATGTTATCATTCCTTAGTTAATCAAACGACCACCCTCGCGGAACCAGATATTCATAGCATTTAATTCCATAGGCGTCTGATGAGTAGCCAATTGATTCATGAGATTATCATCATACGTCATGCCTATACGAAGATATTGACCAAATTGCGTGCTATAGAAGCGGTACCAGGCATATTCCGAGCCATAGGTATACGTCTGGCCATTGACAGGAGTAGCATTCCAAACGCCCCCAGAAACGTAGGCGCTAAAGCCTGTTGCATCTATTCCATTGAGAGTAAAATTATTTGCGTCTACAACGGTTATAGAATAGATAGCAGCATTCAATTGCGTCATACCAACAACATTAGCTATATAAATTGTAGTACCTGTTACCAAACTATGATCAGGACTTGTTATCTGGCATGGATTTGTTTTCATAGCATTTGTGATAATTCCACACGTCTGCGATGAATTTACTAATTCCTGATTAGCACTAATCATATTAGCTTGCGCAGCTAGATATGCATTTATAAAAAGCTGAATTGTTGTTGCTGTTATAGCAGGAGAAAAGACGTTAGCATCCATTTGGAAGTCAATAAAAGATAATTTGAACTGTTTCCCGGCAGCTTGGAAGGGGTTGAAATCCTTGCCTTGAATATTCATCTTTGGAAATAATGTAATGATACCATTGCCTAAATAGACAGCAGAAGATGAAAAGGTAACAGCTTCATAATTTTGTGAAGTAAAATTCCATGTAGATAAAGTAATATTATTTGTATCTACTATTGTTACGTTATAAATTTTATTATTCAAACCAGGATCTGTCGTTTGCCATAGAGTATTTTGAATATATATTATCTCTCCATTGGCCAGATTATGACTAGGTATAGTTATCACAGTAGGACTAGGATAAGCACTAAAGTTAATTGCAGTTATGGCCATGGTAGGTGCGAAGAGAGTAGTGCTAGGTTGTGGAGTAGAAGCGTCAGGATTTTGATATATATTTATAAATCCATGCTGTGTTCCTAAGGTAACATAATCAACATATTGTTGATCATCTACGTTATCCCACGTGACGTCACTATCCCAAGTAACAGTTAAACTATCCCATGTAATGTTAAAGGGGAATTGAGATATACCGAAACAGGTAATGGTATCTCGAAATTTAGCCCATGTATTATTTCTATAGTTATAAAGAAGGACAGTATTTGGATAATTTTGCACTGTTGATGCAGTAGACGTATCTAAATAATTCCAATAAACTAATTCCTTTTCAAAATCCCTTACACCATGAACAAAGTTAGGAGCGCTATTCATAATTTCAAAGCCGAAGACTTCTTCAGGTATTTGTTCATCTAATCGGCTTACACCACCTGCATTTGCTTGTATAATACCTCGATCACCTACTGTCATGACTCCTTGATCAAATACTATAGGGCTATAAGTGCAAATGCCTCCAAAATCTGAAGAAATCCTTTCCCAGATGAAAGGTAAACCATATTCACCAACATATCTTAATTGCCATGTAGAATATTCAAAAAAGACAATCAAAGTATTTCTGAAAAATGCTGCACTTACAATGGCTTCATTCGTTGGAGCATCTATAAAGCCGCCTCGGCCAAAGATATCAGATCGCCATGCATTAGTTTGATCGGTAGGGTTTCCAATCTGGCAAAAGCGACAGCGGGCAAAGAAGTTCGTGGCTGTTGTATATGTTCCAGAAGTACCCCCTTCCCAAGTATTCAAAGCTAATAGACGGCCATAGTAGGGGATTAAAATTAAGGCTTGCCAAAGCGTCGTTGAGCTAGAAACAAGAGGCTGTAAATTTGTCCATACACTATTATTATAATATCTTATTGGATCATATTTACTATTGACTATATCTATGTTATTATTAGTTACAAAAAAGTATCGTAAATCTGTCGTTGCTCCTTGATAATTAGCAGCCCAGAAGAAGTTAGTATTCGTCCCTGTCCATGTTGTCCCAGGAGCTAGTTCCTGAAATCCTCCGTTATATTGATAAGCGTATTTAGTATCAAAAAAAATGGTTGCATCTATTCCGATCGTGGGAACATCTCTTTTTAAAATTCCCATGACAGGAAGCATGGGATAATAATTAAATGTGGTAACTGTTGGCAAACCATTAGGAGGATTGCCAGAAGTGAAATTTAATTGCATTTCACCCGTCAGGTAATTTATAAAAGATGCAGCATTGATTGGATAAATGCCTGATAAGCCTATCATACCACCTGTACCATTGTCTCCGTAGGCATTATTTGGATAATTAATCCAAAATTGAATAGTTCCGGGTATTATTATTGCGTTTGGTTCAGTTGCTCTGACGGAGGAAAGTAAATCAGCTACATGATAAGTAGATGATCCATTTGTATTAGGCTCAGGTAAAAGATTTACCGTTCTTGTAAGCCTTCCCATGGGGACTTCACCATCTCTCTTCTTCGTCCTATCGCGAAAAACGTAGGCATTTTCCAAGTCGGAATAGGCTTCATTGGCAAGTAAAAATGGTTTTTTATCCTGCGTTAAACCGCCTCCTGGATAGCCGCCTATTAGTACTTGATGAAAGCCACTTTGTGTCATTTAATTACCTATTGCAAACCAATAGAAGTTTGTATACTTATTAGAAACGGTAAAGCATTCCCAAGAAAAGGCCGTTTTGCTGCTGATAGGTGTAGAATAAGCAATGGTACAAGGGTTATTATTTGTAGGGGGATTGCCAGAAGCAAAACCAGGAGTAGTTTGCACAGCAAAGCAGTTATTAGGAAAAGCTACTGGAAAAGTTACCGTCCCTGTTGTTCCCGGCCCTAGAGTTGTTACAACTTGACCCCATTGGAATAGGATACCTCCTGACCAAACAAAACCATTGGTCATAGCACTGGCCCCTGTAAGTTGCGATAATTTACCCATGGCACTTAAAGAATATAATTGTGTATCGCCACCAGAGGGAATCGTTGGCGTTGTTACGCCATTGACAATTAAAGTTCCCGGAACTCCTGCAAAGACTTGGTTATAGCTACTGACGGTAGAAACACTTGCTTGCGATACTTCATGTATTACGGTATGATATCCCGCGGGCTGAGATCCGGGTTGACCATTGTTATTAACATGATCAATGCCCAGAGTTTGAAACGTACCGTCGAGGTTATTTCTTATCGTCGC